CTCCTGCCAATCCATTCGTTTTTGAGCGTATGTGGCTCTCATAAACGGACGCGGAGGCATGTACAGGGTCGTGAATTTGCTGTTCGGAGGAAGTCCTAGCTGGGCTGACAGATAGTGTCCTTGCTTACTCGTCACTGATTGGGTCCACCCATATTCCAAATACATCCCAATGGTGGCAATGTCCGGAATCATTATTCCGACCTCTAGTTTTTTATTGCTATCGGCCTTGAGTTTCTCTGACAGCTTTTTGAACGCATTGTTAGATGTGATTTTGATGCCCATCATCATCCCCACGGATGGTAATTGTTTCCCGGATAAACTCGGCCGCCGATTCGGTATTTGGCAGTCAGCGTCCAGTACATGGCGCCGCATTGTGTTTGAGCCCACCAATCTCCGACAAAAGTATTCGTTTTCAGAAGATCAAAGCTGGTACTCACACTTCCCTGCGTAGCACTAGCAATCCTGCCAACCTGACCGTTCGGCTGCTGGCTGAGTGTCAGCAGGTGGCAGGTTGCAAGATCAAGAAGGCGCTCCCTTGTATAGATCTTGTTGTCCGGATCATAGGGAGCAAAGCTGTCGGCGTCCGTATTCCCCACGAACTCCACCGCCACATCAAAGTAGAACTGAAGAGTTTCGTCCGGGAATTTAACTTCATCCGAAAACGCAGGATGAAGGATTCGAAATTTTTCAGGATCAAAGACGACGACAGCCATTTTGTTAACCTTCTTCGTTCTTAACTTCTTCAACGTTGACCGATTCAGGATCGATCGGATTGAGGCCGTGGGACGCTTCTTTTAACTCGTCCTCGCGGCCTCTGAATTCTTGAACTGATTTCATCTCAAGCAGGCACGGAATACCGCCATTCACGCCTGTGAATACAGCCTCCTGACCATGCATGCGCTTGATGTTTTCCCAGTCCTCTTTATCGATCTGGAATGCGACAGAGTTTCCCTTGCCCAGCAGGATCCCGTCACGTTTTCCTCTAAGCGAATCATTTACGCCCGGAAAAACGATCGTTTTTGTTCCGCCATTGCCATTCGGCACATCATCAAATTTGAGGCCGTGTGCCAGAGTGCAAGCAATGATCACCGTGGACTGAGTTTTAGCAGTGCTCTTCTTCTGGGTATTGCTGAAATTGTCTGCGACAACCTTTCCGGATGTTGCTTTCTGAGTTGTGTTTGTACGAGCCATTATTTCAATCTCCTAAGAAAGAGGCCCGAGAGATCGGGCCTCCGTAGCTGGTTAGTTCAGGTTAGATGCCGAGCATCGTGGCAACGAGGCTGGGACGACGAATAACAGCGCCCCAAGTTCCGCCAACGACCTTTTGCTTGTAGCTTGACATTTCCGGAACCACACGACCCAAGAAATACTTCTCAGAGAATGCGCAGATACCAGTCTCAATGCCAAACAGGTCAGGAACAGTCATGTACAGCATTTCACCAGCCGTTGTAGTCAGCTCAGGAAGCTGAACAACCTCGATGTTGGGGAATGACTGCTTGAGCATAGTCATAGCCGTAAGACCGAAGGAGTTCGGCTCGGTCAGGTAAGGAGCTCTGGTGTTGCTGACAGCGAGAATGATGCGGGAGTTCTGATCAACCAAACCGCCGTTATTCTTGCTAATTTCAGCCCAAAGCTTGTTAATGTCGTTATAGACAATGTTGGCAGTCTTCTCAGGCTGTGCAGCGCACTTTGCTGTCCACGTAGAGTTAGCGGTAGATCCCGTGGTGATGGAGATCGGAGAAATCGAAGCGTTCAGGTTCGGGTCATTTAACAGACCGTAGACCTTCTTACCTTCGACGCCATAAAGCGCAAACTTGTTGTGAGCCATCGCCATCACGTAAGCAGAAGCCTGTTGTTTAGAAGAAACAACATTCAACTTGGCCTTGGCCGCAAGGCCGACTTCACGATCGCCATACTTGATGACGGTCTGGAACAAGAAGTTTTCGCGAGTCGGATAATCAACGTTCACGTCTGTGGAGACGTTCTCTGCGAAGTCAGAGTAAGGAGTCACATTGCCGGCATACTCTTCGACCGGGAAGGTGAAGAAGTTATCTGTCCAGTCACCCTTTCTTTCTTCGCCGAAAATCTTTGTAGCGTTCTGGGCGGCAAACAGGATGGGGACGACCTGCGGGTCAATGAATGTCGTGAAGACGGAAGGGACGCCGACAGACACGGGAGTCTGCAATGCGGCATCTCGAGCCATTGCCTTAACCGTTGCATCGTAATCGACGTTGATCTTACCTTTGGCGTCTGTGGAATAGGACATGAATCCTTTTGCTTCCACACCATGCACGCCTTTTTGCTTTGCTAATTCAAAATCGTTCATTTTTTACCTCAGATTAGGATCCACTCGCGGCAGGCTGATAACCGAGGCCGTGATTGGAAATGATGATCGTGTCGCCCTTTGCACCAGCCGTCTGAACCGTCCAACCAGTGTCATTTGCGGCGCCGGCATCACCAAATGTGATGGCGCCAGTGGTCGGATCACAGAGAACAGCTTGACCGATGGTTGCGGCCGCAGGTGCGACGATGTAGTAATCGCCTCTCACTGCAATCGTCAGTTCAGATCCTTTCGGATAAATGTCCGGAGTATCTGTGCCCAGCTCGATGGACGCCGTGAACGTGCGCTCAACAAAACCGATCGGTTTGGCCCCTGCAGAGCCCTTCAAGGATGCGATTGGGAATTTCACGGCTGTTCCGGTTGGGGAGGCGGCTACAGCAAACGCAAAACCACCGCACTGGACAGTACCGTCAGACAAGTAGTTCTGA